CTCTCCGTCGATGAACCAGCTGAGCCGCATTGCGTTGCTGGCCCCTTTCATGTAGTGCTGAGTCACTCGATATTTGGCGAGCGCCAAGTACTGCTGAGCCATCCGGAGCTCGTCGCCCGAGAGCGCTTCGACGTTGGCGCGGCACGTCGCGAAATCGGTCCACTGGTAGAGGTCTTCCCCGGTCGCGTTTTGCCCGGTCACCGTCTTCTGCTGCCAGGTCACCTGGTGGCGCAGAAGTCCAGGGTTTAGCGTTTGTGCGCCGTCAATCCGCAGCATCAGCCGTTCATTCCGTCCTGCGCTGCCCTGAAGTTGCAGCGCGCAGAAATGCTGGCTCTTACCCAGATGCTCCGTTCGATGAGCTTATGACTGGAGCGGCGAACCGAAGACTTCGATTCCTCCGCGCCCGTTGCCAGGAGGGCGCGAAACGGATGACAGGTGTGCTGTTCAGTGTGCACGCTCGACTGCTCCAAATCCTAGTAGTGACGTAATGTAATACGGAAACTCAGAAATCGGCGCACCAAACGGCAAGCGGTTGTTGAACCAGGCCGAGATGAGCATTTTCATCCCGAGCTTGATCCGGCCGCCGGCTTCATTCCAGAAGGCGTCCGTTGAGGAAAGTCCGGACGTGAAGCGAACGAGCACCGCAGACGAAGGGCGCGCCCAGAAGGCCGGCCACGTCGTGTTCCACGCAGGCAGGATCCTTCCAGGATGCTTGGACTTGTCGACCAGGTAATCCGTATTCTCGGCCAGCGTGTGCTGGGTCCCGTCCTTATCCGTATACTGCACCAGGTCAACCGAAGCTAACGGATCGCGCAAAATGATCTGGTAAGTGATGAAATAATCGAGCGAGAGATCCCACTGCTTTTCCACCAGGTCGCGATTCTGTAAAATCTCCGCGACCTCCCGTGCTGCTGAGATCATGGCCCCCAGGGTTGTGTCCTCCTCGGGGTCCGCCGGCGATCGATCCGGGAGATTCAGAAACGATTTGACCTCGCCTAGGTCGAGAGGCTCCTCGAATGTCTGCGCCTCGTCGCCCGCGGTGAGGTTAAGGCTTCCATAGGGGCATAGTACGCCCCAGGCTAGGCCGCCTAGTCCTGTGAAAGGCGGGATGCTCATGCCGCGACTCGCTTCGAAAGCGGGCTCAACCGCAACGGTCCAGCATGGCGAAAGACCGAGTTAGCCGGAAACCGGTCCCCGATCACCATGTGCCGGTAGCCGTCTTCGTTGGGGTTATGCGGATCCAGTCGGTTGTACCAGTCAAACTTTCTCTCGCGATCTTTGCGATGCAAATATCCGAAGTGCAGAAGCGCGATGTTGGTGTGGATGGCCGAGCGCTGCAACGCCAGCGGCACATTGCCGCAATGGAAATTGCCGCCTGCCGCCGTGCCTTCGAACTTATAGCCGAAAGGCCGGAACATGCTCGGCCTCGCGAACCGCCCGTAAACTCCGTCCATTCTGATCTGGTCTTCTTTGTCCCAGAGGTAGAGCACAGGAAACGAAAACGCCATCGCGTGCGGAGTGTTCGCCACGAACTTCAGCCGGCCGGCGCCGGTGGGTTCCAGAACTTCATCGCCGTCGATGAAAACCACCCAGTCGGCTTTTCTCGCCTGGTCCAAGAGCCAATTCTTATCGCGGGTCTCGTCCAACCCTGTAAACGGGTTCGGGAGCACTTCGACGCCGTCTATGCTCTGAAGCAGTTCCGGCGTTCCGTCCGTCGAATGGTCGTCCATCACCAGGATTCGGTCGCATGCCGGCAGGATTGACCGCACGCTTCGCTCGATCCAGCGCGCCTCATTCCTGACCCGCATCAGCCCGATGATTTTCACGGCTTCCACCACTCCCACAGCGCAGCCCTCGTTGCATCGTAGGGCTGCCAGGGCCGCTGCCAGCCTTTTGCGACGTAGGCGCCGGATAGGGAAGCCCAGGGCTGAAACGGAAGGCGATCCAAGAGAATCACCGGGAGCGAAGGACTGAGCCATCCCTTTTTTATGTGTGCGTGCGAGTCCTGCCACGCGGTGAACCCGAAACGTCCATCGGGCCTCGGCAAGCTCGCCTGAAACGCTCGCCCACGCATGATCCCGATTCCGCCGATGTAAGAGGCCGGCTCGTAGCCCCGGACCACGTTGTTGTCGGGCTCGATCTTGTACATCGCCTCGATGCCCAGGAGGTCTAGCTCGGCGTAGAGGTTGACGACCTTCATCGCCTCATCGAGCCACTGCGGAGGCAAAACCACGTCGTTATCGATCTTGGCGAACAGATCAGGGCGCCGCTTGACGATGAAATCGTTCATCACTGCCACCGGCGACCCGTGTAGAGCCTGGATCAGCTCAGAGTGCACTGGGAACCGGTGCTGGTTGTCCCGAAGGCACTGATAGGTCCCGTCGATCGAGCCGTCGTCGTAGAGGCTCACCGATGTTACCTGGGCCCAGTTCGTGTTCTCGATCAATGCGTCGAGCGAGGCCTTGGTGAACTCGATGCGGTTCTTTGCGAGATACAGAATGTCCATTCAAAGCTCTAGCAGCAGTTTCCATTTCCTCCTGCACTGGAGTAGCAGGACGTTGGGGACTGGAATGCAACCGGATTATCCGGTCATGAGCCAATTCCCGATGTCGTCGCAACTCCAGGGCGACGACAAAACCGCAACGCTTCTGTTTATCCGGCGATCTTTCGCAGGTAGACTTCCTGGGCATACAGCCGGTCTGCTGCCGCGTCGTGTCCACCTTGGCTTGTCGCGGCCTGAAAACTGGCTCCGTGCAGGTGCTCGACCCAAACATCCCGACGAAGGTAAGCCCCTCCGCCATTCCTGGCGAGCCGGACGGCAAACTCGGAATCCTGGCCGTATCCTACGAATTCCTCATCGAAGGCGCCGACCTCGTCGAGCAGTGACCTACGAAGCAGGAAGCAGAAGCCCGACCAAACGCTGTCGTCGCGGACGAAATCCGGGTACTCGGAAGGGCCTTCGGCCCTCTGTTGCGGGGAGGAGCAACGATTCGTGACGGGCAGCACGATCCTGCAATCCGGCTGGTCAAAAGTCTTGATCAAGCGAGTGAGCCAGCACGGATTGCAATCCGGGACGAAAGCATCCGAGTCTATCAGGCAAACGTACTCGCAAGTGGACTCACGAATGAGCTTGTTCCAGATGCGCGCGGTGTTCGGCGTGTTAGGCCGGTTGTCGTAGACCACGAGCTTGAACGGCCATCTCGTGTTGCGGATGATCCGATCGGCGCAGAGAGCTTCGATGTCTTCGCAGCGCCACTTCAGCACCACGATTTCGACCATGCGTAGAGCCGCTTCCGATTTCATCGGGACGGCTGCAATTTCCCGGAGCGTCACAGGCCGAGCGCCAGCCTTGCGGTTTCCGCGACGTGGATAGCCTGATCGAAGGTCATTCGATTGTGCAATGGGATACAGATGTGACGGTCCTCGACCCAGTCCATGTTAGGCAAGTTCACCCGATACGGCTTAAAGATTTCATACAGGTCGTTTCTGACCTGCATGACATTGCTCTCAATGCCGCCTTTGGCCAAAGCCCGGCAGAACTTCTCTCGATCTTCGACCAGCAGGCATGCGTAGCCAAAGACGTTTCCTGGGCCATCGACCAGGGGAAGCCCAGCTGCTCTGTAGATTTCAAAAAGGCTTAGACGGTGCGAAAGTATCTCGTCATAGCACTCCAGGCCGCTAATCCCCATGGCGGCCGCGACATCATTCATGTGGAACTTGTAGCCGGGATACCGAATGTCGAACAGGATCTCGCGATTCTTGAAAGGCTGCCAGTCGTTCGATAGCTTTAGTTCCCGGTCAATGCCGAACCAGCGGCGCAGCTTTGCTTTCCGAGCGGTCCCAGTGTCCGGGCAGACCAGCATCCCGCCATCGCCGGTCGTGATGTGCTTGATGGCCTGGAAAGAGCAACAGGTGAATTCCCTGCCGAAGATGCCGAGCGCCTGAGCCGAGTCGTCGACGACTGGCACGCCAAAATCGGGCAAGCGAGAATGAAGTCCATGCAGGTGGACGTTGACAATCGCCTTGGTGCGCCCTGTGAGCTTTCTCGCTACGTCTCCGGAATCAAGCGTCAGGGTATCGCGCGAGATATCGGCGAAGACCAGCTTGCATCCGCGGCGGACGAGCGGAATATTTGTAGCGGTGCAGGTCAGAGCAGTCGTGACCACCTCGTCGCCCGGCCCCAGCCCAAGCAGATCGTAGGCCAATTCAAGCGCCGAGGTCCCTGAGTTTACCGAGACGGCGCTCCCTGGCTTCAATCCAAACTTCTGCTCGAATGCCGCTTCGAATTGGTCGACAACTGGGCCCTGCCCTACGAACCGCGAACGCAGTACCTCAGTGACGCGGGAGACGGCGGACTCGGGCACATAAGGATGCGCCATCACTACATTCAAGCCGGATTCCCCCAATTGTCGACGCCCCACTTCTGGATGAAGCGCTGCAAATTCGGCCGGTAGTCGCCGCCCGATCCGGGACCGCCGCGGTAGGAGCTCGTCAGACTCCCGTGATCCACGTAGCAGCCGTCATGGATGCCGATCTTCAAGCCCGCGTTTCTGACTCGCAGACTATAGTCATCGTCCTCGACCCCGTAGCCCGTGTAGCGCTCGTCCAAAAGACCCACCTTGTCGATCGTCCGGCGCGGAATCAGGACGCAGACAAAGCAGACCATGCGCGGATCTTCGCGCAGTCCAACATCCTGGGGCCACTGCGCGGGGTTGCCGACGTTGTTGCAGGTCGACGCCACAAGTCCAAGCTCTGGATTCTCTCGCGCGGCGTTTTGCAAGAGCGATAACCCGCCAGGCGTCCGAAGCAGCGCGTCATCGTTCAGCAGGATCACATCGTCACGGCCAGCGGCTTGGATGCCGAGGTTCACGTTGCGCGAATAGACGAACGGTTTGTCTCCACGAATAAAGCGAACTTCGGGTCCGACCAGGGACAATGCGAGTCCGTCATCGATGACTATAACGCGGACCAGAGGATCGAATCGTCTTACTGCATCGATGCAGGCGTAGAGGTTCGAATCGCTCTTCGAGGGAATAATGACAGACAGGCCGGTCGAACACGAACTTTTCTCCGCGTCGCAACTCCAGGGCGACGCGAGACGGTGGATCGGCGTCATGCGTGTTACTTCACAGCCTCCAGCACAGCGGTGATCTTCCAGACTTTCTCGTAGACGTCCTGGTATTCCCGTTCACTCAGTTCGACGATTCGGAAAGCGGCCGTAATCCCGTAGGCTTTCGACAACCGCTTGTGGGCAAATGATCCATGCTCGAAATACTGGAACGAGTTCGTGCACCACGGAGTAACATGGGTCGGATCCTGGGCGAAGCCGGCGCCCTTGGTCGCGCTCGGAACCTCGATCGTCGCCCGCGCTCTCGGTTTCAGAATCCGGTGCAATTCGTTCATCGTGTGGATGCGCGATCGCAAGTGCTCGAAAACATCATGGGCCCGGACTTCGTCGACCGAAGAGTCCGCCCATGGCCACTGCTCCTGCAAGTCAGCGACGACGTCGGCCGGCGGCGCGATGTCGACCCCTACGAAACCTGGAAATTGGCGGTCGGAGCAGCCGAGATTAAGCCTCAAGCGATTCGTGTCCAATAGGTCTTTTTTAGGTCCCGCGGGCTCGTGTTGTCTTTGTGGATCGTCGCGTACATCATGTCGCCAGCATCCACACTCACTAATTGCCCGTGATCACGTGCGGCAATGTAGAAGCCCTCGTCCTCGGCAACGTGCTTTTCAGGGAACCGGTGTGCCTGCCACCAGGACTTGTAAAAGCAGAACGAGGTTCCGATGGCGTAGGGCGGCCGGTTCTTATACAGCCACTGCTCAGCGCCCTGTTTGAAGAGCATCGAGCAATAGCCGGTAACTGCCTTCCCGGTCTCAATGAGCCTTGAAACCTGGTCACGAACCCGGCCTGGAGCCGAATAATCATCGTCGTCCCAATGGCAGATAATTTCACCGAGGGCGCGCTCGCATCCGAAGTTCCGCTTGGTCCCAATCTCGGGTGCCCCACTAACGTGGATCAGGCGGATTGAATTCGATTTGGGCAGGAGATCGCTTACGTCTTGGCCGTCTGCGATGATCAGCAGCTCCCGGTTCAGGTACGTCTGCTTTTGGTAGCTCTCGATCGCCTTCTGAAGCCAGTCCCGGCGATTCCTGGTCAGGCACAGGCAGGTCACGAAAGGGGTCCCGCGCGCTCACCTGGGGAGCTGCGGGCGTAACAATTTTAGTTTCGTAAACCACTTGGGGAGCATCGGGCCTTCGAGCGATGCCGGATTTCAATAGCTGCTTGGCCGTGTCGTCCTGGCATTCGAATTCGTGGCCTTGCTCGACGACGCCGTAGTCCCCGCGCAGCTGCCGGTTTGCAATCAATCTCATGAATGTTGTGGTTTTCGCGGCGCCCTGGAGTTTGCGCCGCGCGGGTGATTGACTCATGACCGGATGATCCGGTTGTTTTTCATTCCCGTCCGTCCTGCAACTCCAGTGCAGGACGAAACGGAGAATGCTGGTGATTAAGCCGGGGACGTGGTGAACGTGCCGGTAACGTAGCTATTGACACGCTTCACAACCAACGCCATGCGTTTTTCTGCGCGGATGGCGACCAAGTTCTGCGTGAAGAAGGTCGAATGCTCGGTCGAGATGTCGATCTGCATTTCCATGCGATCGCGAATTTCCGAGGCCTCTGGATTACCGGAGCCAACCAGGAAGGTTCCGTTGGCGATGCTGGTGGTTGGGACCACCTTCAGGCCGAACAGGGTCAGATCAACGGAAGTCTGGGGATCTCCCAGGATGTAGCGGCCATAGTTGTCCTTCGTCAAACGCATTTCCCACCAGTCGGTAGGATGCAAGACCACGAAGGTGGGCAGCAGTTCCTTTGCCGCGGTGATCTGCTGGATAGCGCGGCCGACGAGGTCGATCTTGTTCCAGCCCTGCGAATTGTGCAGGAGGCCAGTGTTGAACGCCTGCGCCTGGGTGATTAGCCCGTTCAGGTTTTCACCGGTGCTGTCGCCCGAGAGAAGCTGCAGCTCTTCTTCCAGATTGACGTAGTACGGAAGCGACGTCCGGAGGAAGCCGGCGAGCTCGGTGAAGTCATCCAGGATCTGGCGTGACGCCGGAATCCAGGTCGCGATCAGCCGGACCTTTTCCGAATGGGACACGAACGTAACCGCGTTCTCGGGCTTGGTGTTGGCTTCAACCACCGGAGAAGCAATGGCCATCGGCGCGTTGACCTTCACGAAGTCGACCACCTGGTAGGTCGTCGGCCGCGCGCTCAACAGGTCACGCACCATGAGTTGCTGGCGCGCTTCCAAGGTGATGCCAGGAATGCGGTCAATCTGCAGGATACCCGAGGTCGCCTGGCCCACCGCGGAGCTGCTGATGGTGGTCTTGCGCTCGAAGATGTCCCGGAACTGCTTGGCGTCCAGGTGGATCGAGGCCTTCCCTGATTTGTCTTTCATCAGCCGGTCGACCGATTCCTGTTCCTTCAGGTAATCGTCGAGCGACTTGTTGGCCTTGGGATCGAGCGCGGCGCGTTCGGCGATCTTGGCATCCAGCGCGTCGGCCTGCTTTTGCAGCGCGTCGATCTGTTTCTTCAGGTCCTCCTGAACCGTGCCGGTTGCCTTTTGCTGCTCCTCTGCCTTCGCGTGATACGCCTTCTGCTGAGAGAGCAACGATTCTAACTGCTTTTTGAGTTCGTCCATATAAAAATGGCCTTTCGGAATGAATTCGCCCTTACGCCGGCGTGTACGCCCTCTTGCTCTCTTCGATGAGGGAATCGATATCCGAGTGGCCGGTGGCGGCCGGGCCGGACAGTTTGGCGTCAGCGAGCGAAGTGCCGAGGGCGGATTTATCATCTTCCGGTTCGGCGGATTCGTCCGAGAGGAGCGCCTGTAATTTCGCTATGACTTCTTTCAAGATCGTGGCGTCCGCAGCGCTATTGCGCGCACCGGCCTTCACTTCGCGGCGCAGCTTCAGCGCGGACATCATCTGGTAGGGCGAAGAGTCGCCCAGCATTTCGAGATACGCCGGTAGAAATTCGAGATAGGTAGTGCGGAATTGATCGATCGAGTCGGCCGAGGCCTGGGTTCGCTGTTCCGGGGTCATGCCGTCAGACCAGAGGATGTCGCAGAGAGCGGCGTCCAGCGCTTCGCTCATCATGTAGCGCATCCAGGTCAACTGGATTTCTTCGAGCTCCGACTGGAAGTCGTCTTTGGCTTCCTTGGCTCTCCGGTTCTTGATGCTCGTCAGGCCGGCGGCCGTGAGCATCGGGAACATCGTGAGCGAGCCTTCCCACAGCTTGACTTCTTTCAAATGGCGCACGCCTTCCTTGAATTCCTTCTGCGTCGCCTGGTAGCCGATCGACATGCCCATCGGCTTGCCGGCTTCCTGGTAGCGCTTGGCGGCCGCGTGAATCTCGGCGGCCTTGGGGACTTCGTTAGTGAACATTTGGCCCTTGACCTTTAGGCCGTAGTCGTCGTCCGTGAGATAAAGCATTCCCAGCGGCGTGCCGTCGTCGTGATTCCAGAGCAGCGGCACCATGCCGTTGTTCTGCTGTATTGTGCGCGTGAAGGCGCCCTTTTCCACCAGGTCGTTGCCCAGGTCCACGATGCCGTAAACCGAGAGGTAGCCCTCGAAACTCCCGTCGTCAGACACTGACTTCAGCTCGATCGTGAAGTCCTTGGTTTCCCTGCGGTAGCGTTTCATTTCCGTTGCGATCTGGAGCAGGCTTTTCAATTCCGGAGCGTCCTCGCCGGCGTCTTTGTAGTGCGCGGCCAGGTGCGCGTGAATTCCGGCCCGGTCCCCATCTGGAACCTGGAGACCACCGTTCAGCCGTGCCATGGCAGCATGCACGCCCGACATGTTCGCGGCACCGACTTTGCCTTCGGAACCCACGTCGTGGTGCGGTTCCTTGTAGGCCGCCTTGGTCGTCGGGTCCTTATCCGGATCCACCCAGGCGTGCATGGCGCGCAAGGCTTCCTTGGTCGGGCTGTCGCCCAGGCGCAGAAGGTTGGCACCCGCATCCCAGGCCAAGTTCTTATCCACCTCCGTGTGCACTACGCCAATAGCCGGCATTCAAAGTCCTTTCATTAACCCGTCGGATCGTCCGACACCGAATCTGCGCCCGTGGAATCGGGATCGTCGCTGCCCGGTCCTACGCGGACGATACTCGGATTTTGTCCAGGGACATTCTGCATGTTGAGCTGAATGTGATACTCTTCGCCGCCGGGATACCCGTTCCAATCCTCGAGGTCCCGCACTTCATTGGGACTCGCGACGCCGTTCTGCAGCATGATCGAGTAGCCCTGCATCCGGGTCAGGAAGTCGCCCCTGAGCAGCGCGTTCACGTTATGGCGGAAGAAATAGCCCTGGCTCTTCTCATCTGGCGTCAGAACGCAGCGCCACAGCTCCTGCTCCCACCTGGTGAGCCAGGTCGAGAGCGTCACCTTTACGAATTCGAGGGCCAGCTGCTCAATGTTCGAGAACGTGGCCCTGGAAAGATCCCCCACCAGGTGCGGCGAAACCAGGAACCAGCGGCAAATCTCGTGGATCTCATAGAGCCGCATCTCGAGGAACTGCGCATCGCGCGCGCTCATCCCGGTCTGGTGGTAGCTTACATTCGTGCCTTCAAGAATAGGCGCCTTCGCGTAGTCGGAAGTGATCAGTTCCCATTCCGCCCGGAACTTCTTGAAGTCTTCCTCGGTCTTGAACTTCTGCGCCGCCTGAAGGTAGTACGGCGTGCGCGCGCCGTTCCGGAAGAACTTGCCGGTGTATTTCTCGGTCGCGATCGCGGTCCCGATCGAATTCCGAGCCATCGTCAGGACCGAGAATCCCTTGACGCCGTCGTAGCCTAAACCGCGAATATGAAGAATGTCTTGCGGCTTGCCCCGTTGGACCGTGTAGTCCTTTTCGGGAGAATTGCCTTCCTTGACGACGTAGACCAGGCGCCCCTGCTTATCGACGTCCGGCGTGACCTGGTTCGGAAGCAGCGGGTACAGCTCGTACGCCACGTTCGTACCGCTGCGGCGCATGATCTGCGAGTAACCGTTGCCGGTTAGCAGGCAATGCCCCGTGAGCGTATCCCGGTAGGTCAACGCCGTCATGTAATCATTCGGCGCGTTATGCAGCGCCGAGAAGATCGGATGGCTGGGGACCGGGAACTTACCCTTTTTGGTCGCCTGCATCAACGCCAGCGGCAGCATCCCGACGCTTTCGCCGATCAGCCGACGGCAGGCCCAGACCACCGAATGATTGAGCGCCGTATCGAGGGATACAACTTCGCCCGACCAGGCCGGCGACCCGCCGGACAACGCGGCATAGATGTTCCGATAGCCGTTGCGCGAATACCAGTCGGCATTGATCGCGTCGAAGGTGATGCCGAAGGACATGCCCATGTCCTTCAACTGGAGCGGCTCAGGCGTAGTTCCGAAGCCGGACCGGAACTCGCGCCAGGCCTCGCGCAGGGCGGGGAACATCGGGGTCAGCCGACGCTCCGGACGCCTGTGAATTCGTCGCCAAAGTCGAAGGTGATCGATCGCATGTTTGCGTAAAGCGCCGCGACGATCCCGTCGATTCGTT